TGATGGCTTTTACCTATACCACATTGAAAAGTGCGATGCAGGATTACCTGCAAAATACGGAAACCACTTTTGTAAATGACATTGCTACGATCATCGTGCAGGCGGAAAACCGGATATTGAAAGCCGTCCAGTTACCTGATTTCAGGAAAAACACTACGGGTACGATGACAAGCGGTAATGCGTATCTGGGAACGCCCAGTGATTTCATGTCCCCGTATTCCCTGGCCCTGGACAGCAGTGGTTATGAATATCTTCTTTTCAAGGATGTCAATTTCATCCGCGAGGCTTATCCGGTATCCACTACTACAGGAACACCCAAGCATTACGCCCTGTTTGATGATTCTTCATTCATTCTCGGCCCCACGCCGGACAGCGGTTATACGTCGGAACTTCACTATTTCTACAAACCGACTTCGATTACGGCTTCCGGGGACGGGACAAGCTGGCTGGGGGATAATGCTGAAAATGCCTTGTTATACGGTTGCCTGCTGGAAGGTTATATTTTTATGAAGGGTGACGCTGACATGATGGCGGTCTATGAGAAGCGGTATGAGGATGCTTTGGGCAGATTGAAGTCCCTGGCAGAAGGGTACAGCACAACGGACAGTTACCGCAGCGGCGCGGTCAGGAATCAGAGGTTCTGATGCTGAATATAGTTGCATCGGTAGAATCAGGAGCCTGCGAGGTCTATACCACGGAGTTCCGTGGATTTACGCCCGAGGAAATTGCACAACGGGCCGTGGGGAAGATTGTATCGGTGGCCGAAGGTGCTGATCCGGTGGTGACAGAACAGGCAGAGGCATTCAAGAGAAGGGTATATCATGTGATTGTGAAAGCCTGCAAGGATGCAATACAGAGTGACAGGACGAGTCTTTACAATCTTTTAACGCAGCAAGGCCATGAAGACATGGCGGATATTTTGAGGAAATTATAATGGCGAATACACAAGCAGTCTGTACGTCTTTTAAAGGGGAGTTGTTATCCGGTATCCACAATTTTGAACAGGGTAGCGGCGGCGGCACGACCACAACCACGGGAACCGGAAATACATTCAAGATTGCACTCTACACATCGAGTAGCACGATGAGTGCCAGCACCACGGCTTACACAAGCACGAATGAAGTTTCGGGTACAAATTATTCGGCTACTGGGAATTCACTCACGAATGTCGATCCCTCTACTTCAGGAACCACAGCCCTTACAGATTTCGCGGATTCCACATGGTCAGACGCCACCATCACCGCAAACGGGGCGCTTATTTTTAATTCCAGCACCACCGCAGGCAGCGCGAACCGCGCAGTGGTGGTTCTGGCTTTCGGTGGTGACAAAACTTCAACGGCAGGCGATTTCACGATCACTTTCCCCGCAGCAGATGCGAGTAACGCGATCATAAGAATCGCGTAATGAAAGACAGTGATTAGGTTATGGCAGCAGGTACCTGGGGATATGGAACATGGGGATCGTCCACATGGGGCGGTGTTGTTGATGTCACCGTTACTCTCACAGGCAACTCTGCAACCGCTAGTGTTAACTCAGTTTCGGTTGCTGCCGCTGCCGGTGTTTCCGCTTCTGGAAACTCCGCAACCGTATCGACCTCTTCTGTCACGGTTACGGCCAATGCGTGTATCTGCCCAGTCACGGGCAACTCGGTTACTGCATCGACTGCCAGTGTTACTGCCACAGGTAAGGCGGCAGTCACTGCAAGCGGGAATGTGGCAACTTCTGCGGTTGGCTCAATCTCACTTGTCACTAATAACACGATTGAAGTTACCAGTGATGCGTCTACATCATCTGTTGGTTCCGTTACTGTCACAGGTAAGGCAGCGGTGGATGTTACAGGTAACGAGGTTGAAGCAACCACTTCCGGGGTTCTGGTCTGGGGTCTTGTGGATACAAGCCAAACGCCGGACTGGTCTTCGATTTCAAGCTCACAAACCCCTGACTGGAAAGAGGTAGCGTAATGGCATCTTCATATGTAAATAATTTAAGACTCGATGAAATGGCTACTGGGGACGGTAGCGGAACGTGGGGCACAACAACCAACACTAATTTAACGCTTATTGGAGAAGCGTTTGGGTACGCTACTGTAGCAGTTGCTGATGCTTCTACAGATACATTAACTATTCCTAATGGAACTGAAACTGATAGTGAGCCAAGAAGAATATACCTTAAACTTACGGGAGGCGGTCAAGCGTGTACAGTTACACTAGCACCTAATACAGCATCTAAAGTTTGGATTATAGAAAACGCTACTTCTTATACGCTTACTTTTACACAAGGGAGTGGAGCAAATGTAGCAATACTAGCAAGTCAAACTAAAATGCTTGCTACAGATGGAGCGGGTGGTGGTGCGGTTGTTTACGATATGCTACAAGATTTAGCTGTTCCTGATCTTTTTGTTGATGATGACTTAAAACTTCAATCTGACTCAGCAGTTTTAGGATTTGGTGCAGATAATGATACAACTCTTACACATACTGATGGAACAGGACTTACTCTTAATTCAACTAATAAAATTTGTTTTAATGATGTTAGTCAGTTTATACAAGGTTCAAGCGCAACTGTACTTAGTTTAGGTGCAACTGATGAAATTGATTTAACAGCTACAGCAGTTGATCTTAATGGAACATTAGATGTTTCAGGAAATTCACAATTTAGTGGCACTATTACAGTCGGCGTAGATGGTACAGGATTAGATGTTAAATTCTTCGGGGCAACCTCTGGGGCTTATATGCTCTGGGATGAATCCGCAGACGATTTGAAGCTAGTTGGTGCTGCTGGATTTACAGTTGCTGGAAACATTGATATAGATGGCACAGCTAACCTAGACGTAGTAGATATTGATGGTGCAACTCAAGCAGATGGAACTATTACAGTAGGCGTAGATGATACCGGGTTTGACGTAAAATTTTTCGGGGCAACATCAGGTTCTTATATGCTCTGGGATGAGAGTGCTGATGACTTAAAATTAGTAGGAGCAGCAGGATTAACTGTTGCTGGTAATGCAGATATTGACGGAACTACAAACTTAGATGCTGTTGATATTGATGGTGCTGTGCAAGCAGATGGAACTATTACAGTAGGCGTAGACGATACTGGGTATGACGTTAAATTCTTCGGTGCTACCGCTAGTGCCTATATGCTCTGGGACGAATCTGCCGATGATTTGATTTTAGCGGGTGCTGCCAGAGTAGTTGTACCTGCCAGTGGACTGGTTATAGGAAGCACAGCAGTCAGTTCTACCGCAGCCGAACTTAATTTACTGGATGGTCTGGACAGGGGAAGTATCCTTTACGGAAACGCCAGTAGTGCAACAACAGTCTTGGGACAAGGTTCAGCCGACCAAGTTTTAACCTCTGACGGCACAGACATAAGCTGGGAAGATGCAGCTAGTGGTGGTATATCAGGACTAACAGGTTTAGTAGAAAACAATTCAATCTGGCTTGGCAATGATCCGTCAGGAACTACAAGCACAGCAGAATATTGCACAGCCCTTGGCACGACAGCACTGGATGCTATAACAACTGGCGATAAAAACACGGCGGTTGGCTACGGCGCTCAAGGTGCCGATGATGTAGGCTATTTTTGTACAGCCATTGGCTACAATGCTTTATCAACACAGAGTGTTGGCGGTCATACCAATACTTGTATTGGTTATCAAGCAGGATTAAGTGCTACTACTGGTTCCATGAATGTTTTTATTGGCACCAGGGCTGCTGAAAACCAAGCAGGAGCAGGACATAATAATGTAGTAATAGGTCAGTATAGTGCTTCTACCCTGACAACGGGAGATGGAAATGTAAGTATAGGTAGTTCTTCAAATGTTAGTACTGCTGATGCAGCGAACCAAACAGTTTTAGGTTATAACGTGACAGGAAACGCAGATAATAGCCTATGTTTTGGTACTGGTTCAACCGATTCAGCAATCGCTTATGGCGAAACATCTATAACCGCACCTTCTGATATTAGATTAAAAGAAGATATACAAGACGAAGTGGTCGGACTAGATTTTATTAATGAACTTAGACCAGTTACTTTTATATGGAAGAAAGCAAAAGATGTTCCTTCTGATATGAAGGTACATTCTGATTCAGAAGAAAGAGTTATGAATGGAAAATACAACCATGGTTTTATCGCACAAGAAGTTAAAGAGGTAATAGATAATAATTCCAATATTAAAGAAGGCTTTAGTATGTGGTCAGAAGACGATATAGATGGTCGGCAGAGAATTGGAGGAGGCGCACTGATACCAATGCTTGTAAAAGCAGTCCAAGAACTCTCGGCAGAAGTCAAGCAATTAAAATCTAAATTAGAGGAATAAACAATGGCAGTAACGAAAACTTTAACAGTAGCCGTTCCGTCTAATAAGAATGGCAAAGTTGAGATATGGAATTTTGAAATGAAATACGAGGAAGGTGAAGATGCTACTTATTTCTCTTCAGCTTTCAGTGCGACAATTCCAGCGACTGACGATCAAGGCAACGTGAACTTTACGCCTAAAGCGGAAGGTGAATGGACACTGGCACAATTGACCGCACTTTGTCCAACAAGTCAGTGGGATGACGTATTTGACATTCAATATGACAGCGTGATTACCAATCCTCCTGATAATCCTGTGGCTGATCCTGATTATGTAATACCAGTAGAGTAAAACTACGGAGATATTCAATGAGTGATAAATCAGCAGCAGAGTCAGCAGCAGAGAATGTAGTCTTTCTTGGGGATGAAAAAATTCGGGTAGAGGATCTTTCTGAGGAACAGAAATATTTCCATTCCCAGATTCTGGATTTGAGAAACAAACGCTCTCGGGTGACATTTGAACTGGATCAGGTCAGTGCGGCATTGAAAGTGTTTGAAAATTCTTTTCTCTCTGCCTCCAAGAAGAAAGCGGAAGAGGTTTTGGAGGATTAATTTTCCATGCCTGAAGTTAACATCAATATCTGGTCTTTGCCTGCCGCCTTCATGCTGGAGACAGACCTTGCGCCCGATATGGTGGATGGCATAAATGATTATCTTGACAGGTTACTGGAGAGTGATGACCGGCGTTCCCACGCAGGGACACTGGTGGGCCAGATTGACGGGGGGCAGCAGTTAACAATGGATTACACGGCCCCGGAACTGGAGGATTTTTGCAGCCTGATCAGCGGGATGGGTATTGAATATGTGAAGCATTTTGCGGAACAGACCGGGAACATGATTTCAGGAACCCGCAGGGTGGAAGTGGATGAACTCTGGTCAGTCCATAGTTTTGAAGGGGATTACAACCCCATCCATGACCACGGCACGAAAACGATCATGGGGATTTCAGTGACTGGCTGGACAAAGGTTCCGCAGCAGATATTAGACCAACCCACGGCAGGGACACCGAATTACAGCCTGTATAACGCCAGCGGCGATTGTGACGGGTATCTCGCCTTCCAGTATGGACGTAACTCTCTC